GTCCTCTTCCTGCATCTGCACCGGCAAAATGATATTTTTTGTGGCCTCAAGCGTGAAGGCTTTCAGCTGTTCGAGTAGAAGAATCCTTGTCATTCTGTCACCATCCCCATCCGTTCATAAGTGCTATGATTTCATGGTCCAGCTGCTTTTCAAACGCCTGCTCCGCTCTTGCCGTCAGCCTCTCCGAAACCTCCGGGCTGTCCAGCATCTGGGCGACAGAAGGCCCAAACAACTCCTCGATCTCGTCCTTGTCGTGGGAGGTCATGCCGCCGGTCCGCTCGAAGATGCCGACATGTCCGCTTTTCATCCGCGCGGCGAACGCGTTCGGGAAGGATTTGGAGGGTGTCCCTTTCAGGACATGTCCATAGGCGGGACTGCCGGGATGCAGTAAGCGCCATTTGTCCGGGCCAAACATCACAGGAATCCGGCGGCTGGTATCGTAGGCAGGGTTGAGCGGGCCGGACCCGTCGAACCGGTGCAGCGGGATCCGGTACCCGGCGAACGTGACAAACACCTGAATCCCGTTCTGATAGCTGTACCGGACCGAGACGTTCTCGTTGGCCCGGATGCCGGCTGCGGAGATTGCGTACCGCTCCCGGATCGCCCGGGTGCTCTCTGTTCGCAGATGGGAGGTCGTCCTTGACATAGCCCTTTTCATTGCTTTTTCAAGCCCGCCCTCCAGACCAGCCAGCAGGCCCGCCGCTCGATCCAGCGCATTCTGTCCGGCTGTTACCGTCACGTCAATGTCCGCGCTCGCTGGTCCTTCCCAGGTCCCCCGGCCCGCGGGCCTTCGCGCCTCTCTGCTGATGCTATCAAACCTCAATCCTGGATCGCCTCCAGTTCGATGCGCAGCATCCCCATTTCGCGGGCCGCTGCCGCCACGTAATAGCGCCGGAAATAGCCGCCGCCACCCTCGCAGTTGTTGATCTGCAAGGGGCAGCCCTGCCTTGGGAGCTTGCCGCCCAGGTCACTCTCGGCGCAGTGGAGGACCGCGCTGACCCGGTGCAGCCCCTGGACATGGTCGTCCCGGAGCTGTTCCCTCTCCTCGTTTACCGGCCCCTCCAGTACAACGGGAATATCCTGGTAGGTCTCCCCGTCATACCGGACGGTGCGCAGCTCCGCGAACTCCTCCAGATTTAGGAACACATCGTGAATGTCGCTGGTCAGCATATCCTTGAAATTCATACCACCGGGTCCTCCACACCCAGCTCGGGCGGAACCTCACCGTCGTCCTTCGCCGGGGCCCCAATCTCGATTTCGGCTAAGAGATCCGCAATATCCCCCTTATTCTTGCACCGGCTGACATCTATGCCCATATCCTCCGCCATCTTCTCCATATCGGGACGCCGCATCTCCATCAAGCTCTCCTTGGTGAAGTGATGGTTCACAATCGCCAGCATATCCACCGAACCCGGAAGATACCCGGCTGAAAGGTCGCTTCCGCTGTTTTCCAGCCCCCCCACGGGCGGGCCCTCGTCGGGCGGGTTGATACCCGTCCCGCCGCCGTCCCCGTCGTCCACGGGGCTGTCAGCGTCGCTGGCGGGGCTCATAACCGGCCGCGTCACATATTCCGCCACGCCGCGGGCGACAAGCCGCTTTTCCTCGGCGGCAGGAAGCGTGAGTTCCCCGTCGGCGGCGGTCTTGTAGCCCTGGGACGTTCCGCAGGTGCCGCAGATAATTCTAATCATGCCTTACTCCTTTCTCTCCCGGTCAGGCCGCGAGAACCTTTTCCGCCGCCGTCCAGGGATTGAGGGTCTTGGGCACAAACAGCGGCCGGCAGGATACCGTCGTTTCATCCACGGGCGGCTTGACAGTGGACAGGTAGTTGGGCACACGGGTCCCGGCGTGGGTGTGCCACTTGTTGTCCATCTCCTTCTGGGTAACCGCACCGTACAGGCCCTTGCCGCAGTCGGGAGCAGTGACAATGGCGCTGCCGCTGGCCAGGAAGGGAGTCTCCGTCCCGGTCTCATCCTGGAAGGTGCCATCGTTGACGAAAATCTCCAGCTTGCGGCCGCCGAAGTTGAACTTGCCCAGGCTGGTGACATAGGACGTCAGCTCCTGGGGATTGATAGCGCCGTAGTCCGCCCGGCGGTTGTCCATCATGTACTGAATCCAGGGGTCCTCCATCAAGAAGTTGCCCACGTCGTTTGACACCACCAGATCGGTAGCGGCCCGGCCCCGCTGGGTGAGCATCTTGACCATCTGGATCACGTCCCAGTACCAGTTGCCGGGGGTGTGCTTGTCCTTGCCGTGGGTCCATGTGGCAGCGGGGGTGAACTTGGCCGGGTTGTTGGTGCCGTCGTAGAACTTGGCGGAAATGTCCTCGTAGATGGTGGGGTCACTGGTCTGGTGGCGCATGACACAGCCGTTTTTCAGCATGGTCTCACAGGCCAGCCATTCCTCCCGGCGGGAAATCCGGGCGGACAGGTCGCTCAGGTCACCCATGAGCAGCTGCCGCGCCCGCTGCTCGGGCGTCACATTGCTCAAAATGCTCTCGCCGAAGCCGCGCTGGTGCAGCTGGTCGATGGTCAGGAGCTTAGAAATGGCGATGTTGCCTGGCTCCAGCTCAAAGGTGCTGAATCCGCCGCGGCCAACAGGAAGCGCGTCAACGCGGGGCAGCACAAAGGGCGCGGCCTTGCGGTTGCCCTCCTTGTAGTCGGCCAGGACCTTGGACGTGCCGAACACATCCAGCGCCAGATCGGTGGGGAAATAGCGGCGCTTGAAGAAAGTGGGCTCGGGGGTCAGAATCTCAATCGCCGCCAGCATATACAGAACGTCATAGATATTCATTTCGTTGTCCTCCTTACTCCGGCAGCACCCGGGTGAAGATGATGTCGTACTTGCGCAGGGTGTCCTTGTCCGCCGCAGTCAGGGTATAGCCCTCCGCGACGGTCACCGCATCAGGGTTGAAGTTTCCGCTGCGGTAGGCGACGGCCGCCACCGCCTCCGTGCCGGAGGCGTCCACGGGGTCAGCCAGGACATAGGCAGGAATGCCGCCAGTCGCCATGACCTCACAGGCGCCGTCCTCCTTGCGGGACAGGACCGTGCCACGGGCCAGATCGCCAGCACCGGCGGCAATGCTGACCGGAACCGTCAGCGCACGGGGAAACATCCCCGCGATCAGATTGTCCTGACCGCGTTCGCCCACCTTTTTAACCAGCTCTTTCATGTTTAACGTACCTCCCGCTTCCGCTCATTGAACGCCTTGGCGTCCGCCTGGGCCTGCGCCACCACCGCCTGGGGACTGTCCGGGCCGCCAGCACTGCCCGCACCATTGGCCGCGCCCACGTCCTGGACACCGGAAGCCGCCGTGTCAGCCTCCAATGCGGCCAGGAACGCCCCGCCCTGCTGGGACGCTTTCTGCGCGGCCTGATAGACCATCTCCTGGGCAGTGCAGGGGTGGTCCCCGTACTTGGCCGCATTGATGGTTTCCGCGTCGAACAGGCCCGCCAGCGCGTCGATCTCCTGGATACGCTTGCGCTCGGCCTGGGCGGGATCATCCCCGCCGTTGCTCTGCGGGGCCGGGGCGGGGGTTACTGCGGGTGCGGGAGCGGGCATCACCGCGCCGGACGCGGACACAGCAGCTCTCGCCTCGGCCATGAACGCCTTCGCCAGCGCCGGGTTTTCCGCCCGCAGCTCTTCAAGGGTCTTTGCCATAGTGTTTCCTCCATTCTGTCCGCCGGTCTGCGCCGGCTGATTTGTATTTGCCTCACCCGAGACCGCCGCCTCGGGTGTGACCGTGGGAATCGTGTCCGGGGCGAACATCCCCGGGGTAAGATGGAACTGACGGCCGCGCACAAACAAACTGCGCCCGTCAGCACTGGCGGCAATGTCCAGGGGGGCGGCGTCCTCCAGGAGCTTATCTGCAAAGCCCTTTTCCACCGCCTCCGTCCCGGTCATGTAGGTGGTCTTTGCCATCATATTGGAGATCACCATATCGGACAGGCCGCACTTGCGCTTGTAGATGGACACCTGGGCCTTGTCCCAGGCTTCATTTTTCGCTGCCAGCTCCTTCAGTTCATCCGCGTTGTAGCCGCCCCACAGGGAACTCCAGCACTTGTGAATCATGACCATGCTGGCCGGATTGACCACCACCGTGTCACAGGCGCTCATGATAAGAGAGCCGCCGGACATAGCCACGCCGTCCACAATGCAGGTCAGCGCCATCCCTTGGGAAGCCAGTTCCCGAAGCCGATTATGGATCAGGATAGACACACCGGCGTCGCCGCCGACGCTATTCATGCGGATTGTCAGGGCTTTTGCTCCGGTCAGAGATTTCAAGTCCTCTAAAAACTCAGATTGAACGATGTAGCTCCCCTCGATAGGCTCACCCGTCCACCAGTTCACCGGCTGGCTTTCCACGATCTCCCCATACATGGTGAGCTCCGCGTTCTCTCCGTCCGCCATTTCCATGGCATAGGGTCCCCGGTCGATACTGACTGCCAGGGGCCTGCGTCCAAAGGGCGTTTTGAATGGGTTAGGCATTTTCGCCGCCTCCTTCGTCGTTGTCTTTTTCATTGGGGTCGGCCTCCATGCGGATCCCTCCGCCGCCAGCCTCAGCCAATAAGGTGTTTTCAACTTTAAGCTGATTTACGTTTTCCTCCCAATCACCGCCGCCGGTTTCGCGTGTAACCTGTTCATGTGTTTTCAGGCCATACTGGATCTGAAGCACCGCCGCCTTTGCCTCCTTCAACGGGTCAAGACTGCCCTGGACAGGCCCGATCCACCGTGCCCCGCACCACGCCGCCCGAATCAGCGGGTCCCCGAAAAATCCAGGGGCTTTGACACGGCCACGAGCCACCGCCTCTGCCAGCCATACCTCATAGGTGGGCTGACAGAAATCGTCCACGAACCATTTCCGGCGCATGCGGAAATCCTCCCATGCGTCCAGCAGCGCGGCGCGCGCGGACGAATAGGAGGAATTGTATTCTTTCACCAGCACGTCATAGGGAACCCCCAGTCCCGCGCCGATCAGCTTGCAGAAGGTTTTTACGAACACGTCAAAGCCGGCGCTGGGGATCGTGGGGTTCCCAAACTTGACGTCTTCCCCCGGTGCCAGATGAAGGACGTTTCCAGGCCCCTGTTCGTACTCGTTGGGGCTGTTGGAAACCATATCGCCGCCAGGGTTGGCCGTGGGCACTCCTGCAATATCCCCCATACCGGCTCCATTGATGGGTAGTTCGTTCTGGTCCGTCCTGGTGATAATCCAAGCTGTGAAAAAGCTCTGTACCAGCGCCGCCATCAGCTCTGATTCTGTGTACCGGCGCAGCTGCAAAAGCGGCTCAATCACTTGCGCCAGATAACTCACGCCCCGGTATTGGTCACACCGCTCACTGTTCATCACATGGAGAATATTGGGCAGGCCCGTCCTTGGGCCGTAGGCTTCCACCCGTATCCACTCCTGCGGTTCCCGGATAACCTGCCAGGGATAGCTGTTGCACACATGATAGGCAACCACCATGCCGTCGCTGTTTACTTCCACCCCGTCAAAAATCCGGTTGCCGTTCTCCGGATTTTCGCCGTCGGTGATGCTGATAAATCCGTTTCGCCCACCCATGCGGTTGGGGGTGCTGATCCGATCCGCCTCTACCATGTGAATCCGCAGTGAGTAGGGACAGGCGAGCGTAGGTTTATACCGCTTGAAAATCGGGAACACATCACCAGACATCAGCCACGACACAAGCGCCAGCTGTTGGAGCGCGTCAAAATTGTTCATGCCAATCGCATCACAGCTCTGCTTGTGGTCCGTCCAAAGGCGAAATTCCGCCTCTGTCTTGCGCTGCCAGTCCTTCGCGGCCTCCGGGGAAAGGCCTAGCACTTCCCGGTTGATGGCGCTTTTCAGCGTCAGCCCGACGCCCACCACCTTCGTTCGGTTCGTGTTGACCGCAGACGTCGCAAGGGGCGCGGACATATAAAGCATCCGCCCCCTCTGCCGCAGGGTGGCATTGTTGTAATTTATATCTTCGTTTGGGCTCCTGCTCCTGGCCTTGAATCCCTTCATAGCCCGTCGGATCAGACTGGCCCCAGCCTCGGAATATCCGCTTGCCTTTGGGTGGGCGCTGTCCGGGAGGAAAAGCCCCGTTCTCTTATCCTGATAAATAGCCTCCGCCCCCTTCACCAATCCCTTGGGATTACTGCGACAGCCCGGCGGGGTTTCTGTCCGCCCAGCAGGGCCGTTAATTCATCCACTTTCTTCTCCGCCGCTTCGATCTCTTCCTGGAGTTTCGGGAGATCAAATCGCGTCAAGCGGCGGTCAGCAATGGCGTACTCTTTCACGCCGCCCTTAATCAGCGCCAAATAAGCTTTGCGCAACTCTTTCAGCGCGTCTCTACGAAATTCCAATCGGGCTCGAAGCTCCACTTTATCAACCACGGGAATCACCTACCATTCATCATAATCGCTCAATGCAGACCTGTACGACCGCCGCTGGGCACGTGGCTGCTGCGCCGCCGGTACCGTCCCGCCCTTCGGGGGAGCTTGGCCCCGCGCTGTTTTCAGCCGCCGGTCTATGGCATCCAGATTTTTGGGCAAAGCTCGGTAAGCCGCGAGCGCATAGTTTCGGCAGTCCAGCGCCTCGTTGCGCTCATGGCCGGGAATCTTCTTCCAAACCCAGGGCTGCTTCTTTCCTGCGTCATACTCCAACCGTTCTGAAAGCAGCCCCGCAAAGTATGCCGCCCCATAGCAATCTTTCTTGGGAAAATGACAAAACTTTGGGCCCGGACTTTTTACAGACAGATTATCCATAATCATCACCTTTCCGGAATCCACCCCGATCTGGTACTGCCAGCAGGCGCCGACCGTTTTCTGGTTGACTATAATCTTCATCTGCTTGGGTGGAGCAGTATAGGGCCTATCCGGGCCGGACATCCCTTTGATGCAAAATACCTTCCTGCCGATACGCGCCCTGCATTGGAGGCGCACGTCCTGGGTGAAATGCCCACCCTCGTCCACAAAGGTCATCGACAGCCGCAGGCCCAATCCGTCCGCGAAACGAAACACCCGGTCAAATAAAACCTCGTCCAGCTTGGCCCAGGTCTTTTCATCGTCCGGACGCCCCATGACGATACCCTTCTCAATGCCCCAGGTTTCCCCAAAATGGCCGTGGCCGACAACCTCATATTCCATGCGGTTGTCCTGGGTATCCACCCCAGCCGTTAGCACCAGAACACCGTCCGGCAGTTCGGCGGAGTATTCCTCCCGGCGGGCCATCAAACTGTCCTCGTCCTCCAGTTCGCCCCGGTCCTCCCACAACTCTCCAAAACAGGTGTTGTAAACCACCTGGAGCTTCCGAGAGTTCCCGACAGCATTTAAGAATTTCAAGATGATGGATTCCCAGCTGGCCCACTGACTGACAAAGGCATTCAGCCAAAAAGAACGGACGCCCTGAGCATAGGCGTCCGGGTTGTCCGCCTCCCACTGGGCGGGCTGGCGCTTCATGGTGACTTCATCGGATACCGCGGCACACCCAGGGCAGACATACATGATCGACTTTACCTTGTAGGTCTTTTTTTGGTTGACCTCCTTGGTTTCATACTCATACCGGATATCCTTCCACTGGATTTCATGGTACTCTCCGCAGTGCGGGCACTTGGATTTCCAGCGTTCCATCGTCCCTTCGGCATAGCTGTCCGCAATCGCGCTGACATTCTTGACAGTGGGGGTGCTGACCTCCACCGCCTTAGCGTTGTAGAACGTGGTCTGGCGGGCCATTGCCAGCCCCCAGGGGTCGCCCTCGTTTCCGGCGGACGGGGCCCAACGGTCCCGCTCGTCACCCAGCACATACCGGATAGGCTTCGACGCCAGGGCGTGGGCCTCGGTAGAGCCGCACATGGTCAGGATACCGCCGGGGTAAGTCTTTTGAAGCACCGTGTTCCCGCTATCCCGGCTCTTGGGCGCGGCCACTTTCCGGCGCAGCGTGGGACAATCCCGAATCATTGGCGCAATACGGAGCTTGGAATACTCTTTAGCGTCAATGGTAGTGGGATGAATGTAGAGAATACTGCCTGGGTCCTCGTCGATGATGTAGCCGATAATATTATTTTCTAATTCGGATTTTCCCACCTGGGACGCCGCCACCATGACAATCCTCCGCACGCGGGGATCTGTAAAAGCGTTCATCGGCTCCCGGAGGTAGGGAGTGCGGGTGGTCCGCCACGGCCCCGGCTCCGCGCTGCTCTCCGTGGACAAGCGCCGCCGCTTCTCCGCCCACTCGGTAACAGTCAGATTTTCCGGGGGCTTCATGCCAGCCATGACTTTGGCGACGACAGCGTTTAGCCGCTGTACGTTTCCGCTATTCATCGTCGCCGTCACCCACGTCCATATTGGTGTCCCAATCCATCCGCTTTCTGACCCGCTCCTCGTATTTCTTTGGGTCATACCGATACTGCGACAGCTCGCCCATGACTGCATAGACCTCTTTGCGGATGACCTCAGACGCTTCAGCGGGTGTCTTCACATCGCACACATCTACCGCTAACCGTCCCGGTAAAGCCATGAGCGCCCCACGAATGGCGTAGACCAGATCCTCCGTCATGGCAGCCACATCCTCGCTGCGGTGCATCTTCCCGCTCAATTCATCCGCTTCCAGTTTCGCTATCTGGGCCTTTGCGACCTTGAGCGTAACATCGGCCGCGCTCCTTGCCTCGCTTCGCCGCTGCTCCTGTTCCGACATCTCCGGTCCCGTTCGGGCCTCCAGCATCTCACAGTAGGCCCGCATAGTGGCAGCCAGCTCAAACAGTGAACCATGGGCTGTGCTGTGTTTGCGAAGCGTCCCCTGGGACACGAGCTGCCCGATCCACTGATTGCTCTTTCCTGTCATGGCGCAGATGTCAGCGGTTTTGACATAGACGGGAGTACCGGCACGCAGTATGTAGACTGCACCATCCTCAATGGCAGCCTCCGGTTTCTTTGCAGGCATCAAAATCACCTCCTTTCCCGCCGCCAGCAGCTATGCCGCTGGCGATTTTCAATTAAACCTGACCTAAAATTCCCCCGGTAACTACACGTAATTTGGGGTCGACGAGCCCGCAGCTAACCACGGCCCCCGCTCACAGTACCTTTTCCGCTCGTGGTCGCTGTGCGCGTTGCAATGGCCCTTCCTGGGCCGTCTCGCCTCGGACAAGGGAACGCCCAAGGCAAGTGCCAAAGCCTCTCTGCGTGGCTCTCTGCGCTTGTCTTGGGCATTGTAGGTTGTTGCTCACTCAGAGCTTCGTCAGCAGCTCCGCATGACTGTACCCTTTGACCCCCTTGGTCATCATAGAGAGGAAGTCATCACGGGAGAAGTCAGAGAGACGGAACACTTCTTCTGGGCGCATACCCAGTTGCCGCCCTATCTCTTGTACCGTCTTACCGTCATCCAACAGTCTTTTGACGATGGCTTTCATAGGCTCCAGCAGATGTGTGCCGCGGGCCCTGTTGTGGGTGACGGTGCCATAGATGTCCTCGGATGCGTCCTCATGGCGCACCACTATGACAGGTACTTTGCCGCCGAGCTTGGTATGCAACGGTTCTTCTCCCGCTACTGTCCAGCGGTGGAAGCCGTCTATGATGGTGTAATCGGGGCGGACCACGATGGGGCGGATCTGGCCGAACATCTCCACGGAGCGCCGGAACTCCTTCAGCTGCTTGTCGGTGTGCATCCGCACATTCCGCTCCGGGGGGTGCAGCTCGGTCAGGGGCTTCTTTGTCACTTTCACGCCCTCACCCCCTCCAGGAACGCCCGGGCGCTCTCAATCTTCTCCGCAGCAGCGGTGACGATGGAGGGGTCAATGTCATAGACCTCGCGCCAGCCATTTTCGGTGCTGCCCGTCCATTGGCGGGCGGGCCAGGGGGGAGTACCGCACAGATAGCCGTTCTTC